GGCGGGCCCGGTCGGCGCCTACCTGTTCTGGGCGCTCTCAGCTTCGGGCGACGTCCTCGATGTGGCCGCCTATTCCGAGGACGAGGGCGTCTGCCTGGCGCCGCGGATCCGCGTCGTCATCCTGCCGCGCGACGGGCTGACGATCGACCAGAAGACGGCTCTGCTCGTCACCGTGAAAGATGCTTTGAGCCGGATCCGGCTGCGCCCGCTCGGCGACCTGGTCACGGTCGAATTCGCTGAAGACCTCGCCTTCGATGTCACCGCCCACCTCAAGATCCGGCAGGGCGCTTCGGCTGCCATCGTCGTGGCCGAGGCCGAGAAGCGCGTTCGCCAGTATTGCTCTGGCCGGCTGCGCTGGATCGGTGACGACGTTCCCGGGCCGATCTGGTTGATCGGCCGGCGCATGCGCCAGGCGACGATCGCGGCCGCCGCGCTCGGCACTGACGCAAATGTCGTCGAGGTCGCGGTTCCGGATCCCGCCGGCGACGTCAATCCGCCGGATCCCGGCTACACGGAGGCTGCTCTCGCCGGTGTCGGCTCGCCAGCCTTCGTGCCTCTTGCCGACCCCGTCACCGCCCATCTCTTCAAGGCACCGCGCCTTGGCACCGTCTCCGTGACCTATGAGCTCGTCGCGGAGAGCTGGTCATGATGCCGGATCTCCTCCCTGAGAATGCCACGCATTTCGAACGCGAGCTCGCCGGCCTTTCGACCCAGCTCGACGCGATCGACCCTGTCGTCATCGAGACGTTGTGGGATGCCTGGCGCTGTCCCACCGCGCTGCTGCCCTGGCTCGCCTGGGCCCTCAGCGTCGACGTATGGGAGGATGGCTGGCCCGAGACCGTGAAGCGTCAAGCGATCGCCGACAGCCCGGACTATCATCGGATCAAGGGCTCGGTGAAGGCGGTGACCTCGGCGCTGGCGTTGGCGGAGCGCCCTTTCGAGCTCACGGAATGGTTCGACCATGTGCCGATGGGCCGACGCGGCACCTCGCGGATCTTCGTTGAGACCACCCTCGACGATGTCGGCCGGATCCTGAAGGCGGTTCGCCCGCTCGTCATGTCTGCCAAGCCGAAATCACGCCCCATCGTGTTCGGTGCTGGCGAAATGGCCAGCGGCGTTCCGGTCGTCAGCGCCGGCATCCTGGTCGACGAACTCGTCACGGTCGAGCCGTACGCGCTCGAAGGCGAAACCTTCGAATTCCTGCCCGTGCTCGCCGCCGGCCTGCTCGTGGAAGAACTCATCACCGTCGAGGCCCTGCCATGACCACCGGACTGCTCATCACCACGGCCGGTCAGGCCGCTATCATTAACGATCTCGGCGGTGGCGCCGATCTTGTCCTTACCCATGTCGGCTGGGGCGATGCCAATGGCGTGCCTTACAATCCGAACGTAGCGCAGGCGGCGCTGGTCAATGAGAAGTACCGCGCGCCGATCGCCAGTGTAGCCGTGGTGGGCGGCGCGATCGTCGTCGATGCGGTTATTCCGGCCGATACCAACGATGGCACCGGACGGCCGTCGCATGGTTTCAACGTCGCCGAGGTCGGACTCTTCAGCAATGTGGGAACGCTGATCGGCTTGGCTCGCTGCGGCAATGGCTACAAGCCGCCTCCGTCGTCCGGACAGGCGCATGACGTAACCTACCGGCTAAAGCTCGCCGTCGCCAATCCGAGCGCCATCACCGTCGTTATCGACCCCGTCGCCCAGGTGAATGTCGGTCGGCATGTCAGGCCGTTCTGGCAGACTGTCGATGGCGTGGTGAACGATCCCCCCGGCGCGCCAGCCGTGGGCGCGACCTATGTAATCGGCGCGGCGCCTACCGGCGCCTGGGCCGGCTTCGCGCATCGCCTGGCGCAGTGGGTCGGCGTCTGGGCTCTGGCGACCGTGCCGACCGGCCATGTCGTCTGCGACAACTCCAAGGCCGAGGATTCGTCCTCGCGCTTCATCCGACGGACCGGGGCCGGCTGGGACAGCGCGGCGGCCTCGACCAGCGCATACGGCCTGGCTCTGATGGCAACGCCGGCGGAAGCGGTCGCAGCCGCATCGACGACGAAGCTCCCGAACGTCGATGCGATGTCGGAGGCGCTGCAGGCCGGCCGCCTGACCTATGCCGTTGCGGGCGGAACGGCCAATGCCTGGACGGTCGCGCTGAACCGCGCGATCAGCTCCTATGTCACCGGCAGAGTCCTGTGGATCAAGGCCCCGGCCACCAACACCAACACCAACGTCGTGATCAATGCGAGCGGCATCGGCGACAAGCCGCTCAAGAAGGCCAACGGGGCAAACCCCGAAATCGGCGACCTCATCGGAGGGCGCTGGTATCCTGCGATCGACGACGGTGCCGAATTCCGCATCGTCGCGATGCTGCCGAGCGATGTCCTGAAGGACGTTCCCAAGGCTGGCCGAACCCAGGTTTTCACCGCCAGCGGCACATTCACCGTTCCGGCCGGCGTTTATTTCGTGCGGGTCAGGGTGCTCGCCGGAGGCGGCGGCGGCGGCAGCGGACCGAATGCTTCCGGCTACTTTGGCGGAGGCGGCGGGGCCGCCGGCGGTTATGCGGAAAAATGGTGCTCGGTCACGCCTGGCGCAGCTATCCCGGTCACTGTTGGTGTCGGCGGAGTAGGTGGCCCGGTCGGCTCAAACGGGGCCAATGGTGGCACCAGCTCGTTCGGCGCCTATTGCTCCGCATCGGCCGGGGCCGGCGGTGCCTATCTCGGCAACTCAAACTCGATCGGCGGGTTCGGGGTCGGAGGCGACATCAATCTTTATGGCTCAGGTGGGCAGCAAGGCACGAAGGACGGAACGACTCCCGTCGGCGCGCCTGGAGGAAACCCTCCGTTTGGCGGCGGCTCGACGTCGAACTCCTACGCGGCGGGGTACGTGGCGCAGGGGTTCGGTGCTGGCGGGGGTGGTGGCGGCGGGCTCGGCAATGCCGGTGGTGCCGGGGCGCCTGGCCTCGTGATCGTGGAGTGGTGAGATGACATTCGCGGCTCGCATTTATAACGGCGTCGTCGTCGAGGTTGTGGAGCTTCCGGCTGACGTCGACCTGGCTGACGCCTTTCATCCGGACGCTGGTTTCGTCGAGGGGAACGGGGCAGTCGAAGTCGGCATGATCTATGCCGATGGAGAATTCTCGCCCCCACAGCCGCCGCCGCCGACCAAGGCCGAACTGCTGGCCTATGCCGGTGATATGCGTTGGCGTCGTGAGACTGGCGGCATCACCGTCGCCGGCGTTGCCATCGCCACCGATGATCGTTCGAAGGTGATGATCGTTGGCGCTCGCGTCGCCGCCGAAGCCAACGGGGATTGGTCGACCAACTGGCACGGAGCTGACGGGCAGATCTATCCGATCGACTCGGTGACGATGATCGCGATCAGCGCAGCTGTCGAAGCCCATGTGAATTCCGGCTTCGCCACCTTCGCGGCGGTCAAGGCTGATATCGAGGCCGGCACGATCACGACCCGAGCCGAGATCGACGCGGCCTTCGCCTAAGACAATCCTCCGCCCAGCAATAAGGCCCCGGACGCGCGTCCGGGGCCTTTTCTGTTAGCTTGACACCTAGCTTCGACCCCGACTTCGGCGCTGTCAAGCGCGCCGCAACGATCGGGATCCGGAGCGCACGATGGCCACTAGCGAGTATTTTCACGGCGTCCGCGTCTTCCAGGTCGGGCAGACGACGCGCCCGATCTCCGTGGGCGAGTACTCGACGATCGGCGCGATGGTGGTGGCTCCGGCGGCCGACCCGGACAAGTTCCCCGAAGACACCGTCGTCGAGATGTTCTCGAACGACACGACGATGCGGACCGCGCTCGGCGCCGGCGGCAACGTCGATGCCGTTTTCGACGCTCTCGATGACCAGGGCGTCGTCGCGGAGGTTCAGGTGGTTCGCGTCGCCGAGGGAGCCTCGGCCGATCCGCAGACCAAGCTCGAGCAGACCATCGCCAACATGGTCGGATCCGGCGCCGATTACTCCGGCGTCCATGCTTTCAAGCAGGCTTCAAAGCCCGCCAAGCTGCTGATCGCCCCGGGCTATGACAGCCAGCGGCTCGCGGGCGCGAAGAACCCGGTCGCGGCCGAGCTCGATGGGATCGCGACGCGCCTGAAGGCTATCAAGATCCTCAACACGCCGGATGCGACGAAGGAGGTGGCCAACACCTACCGCCAGGACTTCCC